GCAGGTAATAAAGTTGTTGAGGGAACCATTATTGAATGCTACAGTGATGGAACAAAGTGGTACCTTTCAGGAATGATTTTGACTGAAGGCACTGTTTCAGTAGCTTTCTCTTGATAGGAAATAGAGGTATTTAATGGGTCGTAAAACAAAAAGAGCAAGACTGGCTGTTAGGCGAGCAAGGCTTCTAAAAAAGCCAGAACCCGTTGAGGTTGTGGAAAAAAAAGAAGTCGTTGTTGAGCAGCCAGTTGTCGAAGAGCCCAAGCCCGAAATTAAGCCGGTGATCGAAGCAAAACCAAAGATCAAGGCTAAACCAAAAACAACACGGAAAAGGGCTACACGAAAAAAAACAACAAAATAAATTCTTACTTAGCCGTATTTAACCCCTATCTTCTATAATATGAGATAGGGGTTTTATAATTCTAAAACTACTTACTATAGTATTATACCATCTATAGGAAACTTTGTCAATGCCAGATATTACCCCGGTATCTCAAACTAGCACAATTATTTTAACATCTACCGGTTCAGCCGCAGATGTGGCAGCAGCAGTGCCATATGGTATGTATACTTCATCTGCGGAGTTTTTAACTGGTGCTGCTACACAAGTAGATTTTGTTTTTAAAAAGCTTGGCGGTGATGTTGTTGATATCGAGTTGACACCATCAAATGTTTACGCTGCATATGAAGAGGCTTGTTTAGAATACTCATATATAGTTAATCTTCATCAAAGCGAAAATATTCTTTCTGATGTTTTAGGTCAATCAACTGGTACTTTTGATCACAGAGGTGAGAGGTTAACCGGTCCAGAAAACGTAAACTTGGCGTATCCAAGGTTTCAGTTTAGCTATGCAAGAAAAATTGGTGATGCTGTTGCAACATCTGCTGGTTTTGGCGGAACAACAAGAATATATTCAGCATCATTTAAACCGGTAAAAGATCAGCAAGATTATGATTTACAAAATATAATTTCTGGTGCTTCTTCTGATGGTGTCGATGACGCTGGAAACGCTGTGCCGTTTGCGGGAGTTGTTGGGGATAAAAGAGTTATAATAACAAAAGTATTTTATGTTTCTCCCAGAGCAATGTGGAGATTTTACGGATACTATGGAGGCATTGGTGTTGTAGGAAATTATTCTACGTATGGCCAATTTGCTGACGATTCAACTTTTGAGGTTATACCGACTTGGCAAAATAAATTACAGGCGGTAATGTATGAAGATTCAATATATACAAGAACGTCTCATTTCTCTTTTGAAATAAAAGATAATCGTTTAAGATTATACCCCGCGCCGGGCCAATATGCATTTGGTGGTTTGCTTGATAGAGTTTGGGTAAACTTTTATGTAGATCAAGGAGATGCTTGGGAAACAAACTCAAACTACGACGATGGAACCACTGGGATTAACAATTTTAACACATTGCCGTTTGATAATTTACCCTATGAAAATATTAATGCTATTGGTAAGCAATGGATTAGAAAATATGCTTTGGCGTTATGCAAAGAAATGTTGGGGCAAATTAGAGGAAAATTTACAACAATGCCAATTCCAGGGGAAAACGTAACGCTAAACCACTCAGAATTGTTGTCGCAAGCAAAAGAAGAGCAACAAGATCTTAAAGACAAATTAAAAGAAATTATTGATAGAATTAATTATAACGAGTTGGCTAAAACAGATGCAGAGGTTACAGAAGCAGCAGCACAGGCACTTAAACAGTCGCCGCTTCCAATATTCGTGGGGTAATATAAATGTCTAATAACGAAAATAAATGGAATAGACCAGCGGCACCCCCACCACCATTGTTTTTAGGTAAAAAAGAAAGAGACTTAGTTAAGCAAGTCAACGACGAACTAATAGAAAAAATAATTGGCCAGCAGGTTATTTATTATTCAATTGATCTACGCACTACCAATTTTCATCCATTATATGGTGAAGCTATTGAAAAAACATATTTGCCGCCAATCAGAGTTTACGCACTAGTTGAATATACATCATATGAAACCGTCTATTTAGAGGGCGCTGGAATTGATAAAGCATGGGAAATCAATGTCCATTTTCATAAAAGAAGATTAGAAGAAGATCAAGATGTATACGTTAGAGAAGGCGATTTCATACTATATAATGGAAACTATCACGAAATAGTAAAACTATCAGAGCCTAGATTGCTATTCGGCCAGTCTGACCAAGAATTTGAAATAGTTGCAACTTGCAAGAGAGCAAGAAAGGGGATGTTTGATGCTACCTAAAAATTTTGATTTTGCTATGCTGCCACCCGGTTCGAACTTAAAATTGTCAGAAATTGGCATGCTTTCATCAACGATTGAAACCATAGACTACGCCATCACAGAGTGGCTTACAGACGATTTAAATTTAGCTGCAACCACCAATGAGGGCTGGAAAAAAGTACCTGTGCTTTGGCAATCTCCGGAGCGTGCTTTCCAAATTAAAAACGATAAAGATTTAAGAGATATTGATGGTGCATTTAAAATGCCTTTAATCAGTATCGAAAGAACAACAATCACAAAAGATCCAAACAGAAAAGGATCTTATCAGGCTCATACTTTTTCACAAGACAACAATGGACGCTCAGGAAGAATAGTAATTGCAAAAAGAATAGTACAAGATAAAACAAGAAATTTTGCTGTTGTTGAAAATACTAGAAGAACTAATTTCACTTCAGGAGTATCACAAAGATATTTTCCAAGAGTAAATAAAAAAATTGTAATTCAAACTCTTTCAATACCGATACCAGTATACGTAAATATAGAATACAAAATTTCTATAAAATCAGAATATCAACAGCAAATGAATCAGTTGGTTACTCCATTTATAGCTAGAACTGGACAAATAAATTCTTTCATTTTGAAAAGAGATGGTCATAAATATGAAGCTTTTATTGATCAGAATTTTGTACAAAGCAATAATGTCGCCAACTTAGCTGAAGAAAATAGAACGTACACAACCGATATTACAATTAGAATTTTAGGCTATTTAATCGGTGAGGGAGAAAATGACGATAGACAGTTAGTCAGAGTAGAAGAAAATTTTGTTGAAATAACTTTTCCGATGGAAGGCATTGTAAAAGAAGATGAAGAAGGTTTTTTCAACATCACTTCCTGAGAAAACTTAAAAAATACCCTTTTGACTCCTGACTTACTATTTAAATATGATTACAAGGACAACTGTAAAGTTGTATATAAAGGGAGTTTTAAATAATGCCAGTTACTAGTTTTAAATTTGTATCGCCCGGAGTTTTCATCAATGAGATTGATAACTCCTTTACCCCACAGGAAGCAGATGCTATCGGTCCTGTTGTTATTGGTCGTTCGACCAGAGGTTTAGCGATGCAGCCAATCAAGGTTCAGTCTTATTCTGAATTTGTAGAAATGTTTGGTGACACTGTGCCCGGAAATGGTGGAGGAGATGTATATCGTAATGGTAACTTTCAGTCTCCCATGTACGGAACATACGCTGCAAAAGCTTTTTTAAATGCCAATGTGGCTCCTTTAACTTATGTTCGTCTTCTAGGACAAGAGACATCAATTGGATCCGCCGAGGGTGGCGCTGCCGCCGCTGGGTGGAAAACCGATAATGTAGCTCTTTCAAACGGCGCAACTGCTGGTGGAGCATACGGATTATTTATTGCCCCTTCCGCATCCAATGGTGAATTTACCGGTTCTTTTGCGATGGAACTGGCTGCTGTTATTTATGTTCAGAGCGGCTCTGTGCAGCTTTCTGGAACTTTAGCTGGTCCTGTTACCGGTCAGGTGGTTAAAGCCTCTTCTACTCTTGTAGAAAGTGACGCTAGCGGTGATTTTAAACTAGTAATTAACGGTGCAACTAACGGCGAAAAAGTTTTTACTGTCAATTTAAATGATGATAGCCAAAATTACATTCGCAAGGCTTTAAACACAAACCCACAACTAGCTTCCACAGCCGGGGCTTTTTATCCAGCAGCATCTTTTGAGGATTATTGGTTGGGAGAATCTTTTGAACAAAAAATTAGAGATTTAAACCCGGGCGCTACCGCAATTGGTATGATTGCAGGTATTGGTTCTGGCTCTAGTGGAGACACCGGCCCACACAATATGAAGAAAGTGCCATCTCAAGAGGCAATTGCCGGCTGGTTTGTCGGACAAGATTTGGGTACCGCTGAAAACTATAATCCAGCAAATGCCAAAAAGCTTTTCCGTTTGATTGGTCGCGGTCACGGTGAATGGTTAAGCAAGAATTGTAAAGTTTCTATTGCAAATATTCGCCAGTCAAATACTACAACTGACGATTATGGAACTTTCTCAGTTCTAATTAGATCTATAAATGATTCAGATTCGAATAAAGAAATTTTAGAAAGATTTGATAACTGCACTTTGGATCCAACTAGTCCAAATTATATCGCCAAGTTGATTGGTGATAGATTTGAAAGATGGAGCGAATCTACTAGAGAATTGAAATCATACGGTGATTTTCCAAATCTTTCTCGTTACGTTAGAGTAGAGATGAATGATGATGTAGAGGCAGGTGCAACTGATCCAGTTCTCCTTCCATTCGGATACTATGGGCCACCAAAGCCAACAAATGCTGTTGGAATTACTGCAAATGGTAGTACCGTACAGGATGCTAGATTAATTAAACTTGGCACTGGATTGCCGGGATATACAGATACTAGCGCTGCAACACTAGACATTTCTTCTTCGTATGGACTAGCTGCAACGGCATCTCTAAACTTCCCATCTATAAGACTACTAAACGATGCACGCGACGTAGGCCAAGATCAAACTAAAGCATATTTTGGCATGCAGACCACCCGCGAAGCTACTGGTAACTCACCACAAAATGGAATTTCTGATCCGCATCGATTGTGGTTTGCTGGTATGGGTAATAGTTCGGGTGTGCCAACAACTCCTTCGGCTGATGCTTTGTCAGAATTTGCATACATATTCACAATGGATAATGTTTCTGGCAGTTCCCCATACACATATGTGAGCGGTTCTAGAACTGCCGGCACCAGTTATTCTGCTGTAAATGGTTATGAAAACCTATTGGATCAAGATATCAATAAATTCACAGCACCATTCTGGGGTGGATTTGATGGATTTGATATTACTAAGCCAGATCCACTACACAACGGTGCAATGACTAGCACTAGCACTGAAGATGATAACTATGTTTTCCATACATACACCAGAGCTATTGAGACTGTTGCAGATCCAGAGTACATTAACATGAACTTGCTGTCTATCCCAGGTCTTACCAACACTGCTTTGACATCAATGATGATTGAGAAGTGTGAGGAAAGAGGAGATGCACTAGCCCTCATTGATCTTCCGGACGTGTATAAGCCCTCGCATGAGGAGTATTTGGCTGACAAGACACAGAGAATTGGCACTACCCCAATTCAAGCTGCAAACTCATTGAAGACTCGTAGAATTGATTCAAGCTATGGTGCTACATTCTACCCATGGGTACAGACCGTTGATGCAAATACTGCCCAGATTTTATGGGTACCGCCAACAGTCGCTATGATGGGTGTTTTGGCTTCCTCTGAAAAGGCTTCCGAGATTTGGTTTGCCCCAGCCGGATTTAATCGCGGTGGCTTGTCAGATGGTGCAGCCGGTATTCCAATAAGTGGAGTAAGTGAGCGTCTGAGTTCTAGTGAGCGCGACACTCTTTATGAGGCTAGAATCAATCCAATCGCTTCATTCCCATCAGAAGGAATCGTGGTTTTTGGCCAGAAAACTCTACAAGAGCGTCCATCTGCTCTAGACAGAATCAATGTTCGTAGATTGGTAATTTTCTTGAAGAAGCAAATTTCTATTCTGTCAACTCAGATTTTGTTCGAGCAGAACGTACAATCCACTTGGAACAACTTTAAGGCTCTAATTGACCCACTATTGGCTAGCGTTAGAACTAGATTGGGAATTACTGATTATCGACTTATTCTCGATACGTCAACAACCACTCCGGATCTTATTGACCAAAATATTCTTTATGCTAAGATTATGGTTAAGCCAGCAAGAGCTATTGAGTATATTGCAATCGACTTCGTTATTGCTTCAAGCGGAGCATCATTTGATGACTAAAAATAAAGTCGTAGACTATATAATAACACAGGAGAATATATAAAATGCCATTTTGGACCGATACCGATACGATCAACAACCCAAAAAGATCTTTTAGATTCAGGGTTCAGTTTTCAAATTCTGGTGCATTTGCCGAAGCAGAAAACCTAAAAACTACTGACTTTTATTGGGCAAAAACCGCTCAGAAGCCTTCCTTTACTGTTGGCGCAGCCGAGCACAGTTACTTAAACCACACTTTTAAGTTTCCAGGCAGAATCACTTGGAGCGATGTGCAAATTACCATGGTCGATCCGGGTGGAGATGAAGGTGTTGCATATGCTTTGGCAAAATTATTGAGTGATAGCGGATATAGCGTCCCACAAGACTCAAATGACTTAACCACCATCTCCAAGTCCAAGTCAGTTAGCGGCATGGGTGGCTCAACAGCAATTAAAATAATCCAACTAGACGATAACGGAAATGCAATCGAGGAGTGGACACTTTTTAACGCATTTATTGTTGAAGCCAACTTTGGTCAGCTAGATTATAGCAGCGAAGAGTTGACAGAGTACAGCATTACCCTTAAGTATGACTGGGCGCAGTTAGGTAACGTAGAGTACAGAGCATTGTCTCCAGCTTTTAGTTGACAGAGTACAGCATTACCCTTAAGTATGACTGCGCGCAGTTAGGTAACGTAGAGTACAGAGCATAATAAATTTTCGAGAGGTGAAAATTGAGTAGAAGAAATAGTGACCGCATGGGTGGGCCTATGCGTTCCAATGCAAAAACCCCAAAGGCACCACAGCCAGAGGGTTTTTCATTTGTAGTTCCGACAGAATTTGCGGAGTTGCCATCAAATGGAAGATATTATCCAGAAAATCATCCTTTACATAACCAGCAAGTCATAGAATTTAAGCACATGACAGCAAAGGAAGAGGATATTTTAACTTCAAAGACGCTTTTAAAGAAAGGTATTGCAATTGATAGAGTGATACAAAATGTCATTGTCAACAAGGCAATCGATCCAGACTCTTTGTTAGTTGGAGATAGAAACGCATTAATTATCGCTTTGCGTGCTGCAAGCTATGGAAATGATTATGAAACTGGCGTGGCATGTCCTTCATGCAGTTCGAAAGTACAATACTCATTCGATTTGGAATCAGCTAACACGTATAGCGGTGAGGACATTTCAGATATGGATATCGCTAGTAATGATGATGGCACTTTTGAGGTAATACTTCCGGCAACAAAACTAACAGTTATTTTTAAATTATTGAACGGAAAAGAGGAAAAAAGTTACCTAAAGTCTATTGATGCTGGAAATAAAAATAAAGGCACAGAGAGGGTCGTATCGCAGCAGCTAATGGCTATTATGGTGTCTATTAACGGCGACTCTAGAATCGAAACTCGTCGTTACGTTTCGCAAAATTTACCGTCTAGAGATTCAAGATATTTAAGATCGGCTTATAAACTAGCAAACCCAAATGTCGATCTTACACAAACTTTTGTTTGTTCTTCCTGCGGCTATGAAGCCGATATGGAGGTGCCGCTTTCAGCGGATTTCTTTTGGCCTGACAAATGAATATATGCAAAATGTGTATGAGCAATTTTTCTTTTTACAGTATTCTGGTGGTTGGTCGCTAACTGAAGCGTACAATCTTCCGGTTGGATTAAGAAAATGGTTTGTAGAAAGACTTATCAAACAGTTGAAAGATGAGAAAGAGGCGATGGAAGCTGCACAAAAAGGCAACTCTGGAGCAAAAACTTTAACAAGACATAATCAACCGAAAAGATGAATATAAGGCTGGTCTTCCAGCCTTTTTGTATTAATAACTATTTAAAGTTTAGAGGGTATTGTTGTGGCTGATAAAGATCAATTAGAGGCAATAAAAAAAATATTACAAGATAACAATAAGATAGAAAACGAAGCTTTGCGTATTCAAAAAGAAAGAAAAGAAACAGCGCAAGAATTTTTAACACAAACATTAGAATTATCTAAAAAAATATCACAACAAGCAAAAGAAGAAATAGAGGTTATAACAGAAAAAATAAGATTAGAGAAAGAACAGATTTCTTTTGGCCAACGCGCTAAAGAAGATAAAAATAGAGCTATAGCTGAACTAAATAAACAGCTAGAAGAACAAAATAGAATCTTACAATTTCAAAATCAATATATTAAAAATATAACAAAAGATTTAGAAAAAGAAGCACAAGAATACGAAAGACTAAAAGAAGTACAAGAAAATTTAAATAAAACAGCGGACAGCGCGCCGGATTTTATAAAAGGAATGTTTTCCGGAGAAATTGTTACTAGCGGTATTAGTAAGTTTGGCAATGCAATGCAGACAGCGTTGGTTGACAAAATGAAAGTCGCTGCCAGCAGTGCTACAACTTTAGGCGGAGGACTATCAGCCATGTTAGGACCAGCGGCTATTCTTGCTGTAGGTTTGTTTGCTGTTGAAATATTAAAACTAGCTGTAGAATTAGGAAACGCTGAAAACGCTTTCATGGCTACTACCGGTGTTAGCAGAGAATTTGCACATAGTCTTAGTAATTCTTATGGTGAAACGCGAGAATTTGGTGCTACAATAGAACAGACTAGTGCTGCGATGACTTCACTGTTCATGAACTTTACAGATTTTACTTTTCAGAATGAAAAAACAAGAGAAAGCTTAACAAATACAGCAACAGTTTTGTCAAAAATGGGCGTTTCTACTGACGATTTCTCAAAGAGTATTCAAAATATGACGAAAGCCATGGGAATGAATGCGGAAGGAGCAGCACAGCAATTATTAAATCTAGAAAAGTTTGCTGAAGAACTAGGGGTTGCTCCAAGTAAAATTGCTTCTGATTTTGCTGGTGCTGGTGGAGAGTTAGCCAAATTTGGCGATCAAGGTGTTCAAGCGTTTAAAGATTTGCAAATTGCATCTAAGATTACCGGCTTAGAAATGCAAAGAATATTAAATATTACTGAAAAGTTCGATACGTTTGAAGGCGCTGCAATACAAGCCGGTAAATTAAACGCTGCACTAGGCGGAAACTTTGTAAACGCCATGGATCTTATGATGACTACAGATCCGGTAGAAAGATTTGATCAGATTAGAGGAGCAATTTTAAACGCCGGCTTGTCTTTTGATGAAATGTCATATTATCAAAGAAATTTTTACAAAGAAGCTCTTGGATTGAGTGATGTTGGCGAATTAGCATTAATATTAAGCGGGAGAACTGATTTATTATCTGAAAGTTTTGATAATTCTTCTCAGTCATATGAAGATGCTGCTGAAAGAGCAAAGACTCTCGCTAGTTTTCAAGAACAACTTAATATGTTGTTTGCCGATATGATACCTATTTTGACACCTATTATTGATGTTCTAAGCTATGTTATGTCATTTTTGGCTGATTCGGTTCAAGGATTCAGTATGTTATATGATTTTCTATCTGAAATGCCTTATGTTGTTGAAATATTATCATTGGCATTTTTAGCTCTGGGCGTGGCAATAGCCGCCGCATTTTGGCCTTTTACCGCCGCTGTTACTACAACAATGGCAGTAGTTGCCGGCATAACCGCATTAATAGCCGTAATTGGCAAATTTATGCATTCGATTTTTCGAAAAAGAAACTCTCCCACATTCTTTGAAGGTTTAAGCATGATGCCAGAAATGTTTTCTGACCTAGGGGGAGAAATAGAGGTAACTTCTAAATCCATGCAGGGAATGGGAAAAACTATGGAATCAACGCCAATTCCAGCAGCATCCGAAACTTTAGCCGGAACAAAAAAAGCCACTAATCAAAATCAACAAAAAACTGCCAAACAACAAGAAGCCGAACAACAAATTAATCGTATATTGGGAAACGAAACAGTACGTCAGCCTGTAGAATTAGTATTGAATGGCGATAAACTAGAAAAGTTTATTGTTGAGGTTATGGGCGCAAATATTAAGAAAATTAGCATTCTCCAATAAGGAATATATTACATGTCAGACTTTAATTATGCAAAATACAATTTAGAAGGCGAAATACAAGACCCCAGCGATGCTTATGCTAATAGTGGTTTTGTAATATCATTTTATCATTTAATTTCAAATACGACATTAAAGTTTAAAGCATATATCACAAACTTTAATGAATCATATAACTCTGATTTTGCCGCCGAAACTGTATTTGGGCGGGCCGATCCGATTTATGCGTTCCGTAGCACGACCAGACAAATTGATTTAACTTTTAAAGTTCCAGCCTCGTCTACCGGTGAAGCTTATGAAAACTTAGCTAAAGCACAAAAGCTAGTACAATTTTTATATCCCGCGTATGTTGACGAAACTAATGCATTATCAATCGCACAAACTCCACTAACAAGATTAAAAATAATGAACTTAGTTGGCAATATGGCAGGAGAAAAATTACCAAATGCCGGACAATCTTTTAGCACTATTTACAGTAGTTACGGACCATCCAGCGAAGCTGAAAAAGGATTATTGGGTGCTATTCAAAATGTTACAGTTATGCATAATGTTGAGAATGATGAAATTGGAGTTTTTGAAAAAGCAAATGGTATAATACTACCAAAAATGATTGAAATTCAACTAAACTTTGCTCCGATTCATGAACATTCTATTGGCTGGAAAGACGACGGAACATTTACAGAACCAGCATTCCCATATGCTGCGTCAGTTGACACTTCAATTAATAGAACAGCCGGCGAAAATCTATTGTTAGAAGCTGACGAGACAATAGCTTTATT